CACCATCGAGCATCGCTGTCCCTATTATTTTTATTTGGTTCAGTAGTCATCAGACCCACCCATTATCTACAAAACGTTGATTCGAGGGCTCGGGGATTATATACATACCCTCGTCTTTGGCTTCTTGCACCTTAGCGAGGTATTTTGCCCAATAATCATTACCCTCTACACCTTGTCCATCAGTATTTAGTGAAGAGAAAACTCGAGCTGCGACGTGATACAAGGCTGCTTCATGTAGGGAATCCGGAATAACCAATTCAATGGCGCTGGGATCCATTCCTATGGCATAAGTAATTTTTTCGTGAGCAGCACGGTAAGTTACTTTCAAGGTATCGTAGGTGTTGGGCCAAACAACTTTCAAAGAACGATATGTTGGGGTAAACAAGGATTCATACCCCTCTCGGCTTTGATTCACATCATTGAGATACAACTTGGAATTTGCAACTGTATCCACTGTACCAAATACTTCCTCAATTCTTAATACATCATCAAGAAAAGGAATCTCAGCCGTATCCACGATATACTTGACCGGCTCGGCACCACCTACATTGGACACAGCAAAATCGAAGGAAAGGGTATATGTCTCTATGGCCGCATAAAGTTGTAAGGTAAGTTCCCCCCGAGCTAACAAAAACTTAGAATACAAAGATTTTAATGCCAGGTTTATATGTGAGGAAAGTTGAGCGTAGCTTTTTGGATCCGGCTCAGACTCAAATTCCTCTGGTAAAAAATTACCCAAATTTAATTGGGAAAATTCTCCATAGGTTAAGTCTTTTAGGAAATCTTCAAGGGTAATAATCATACAATATATGACTCCATTACTGTAGTATCAGTAGGTTCATCCCATTCTCCCCAGATATCCTTACCGGAGCGATTAGGAGGACTTTCACTTGGTCTCCAAGTTGTTAATGAAGCCAACATAGAGATTGTATCAAGAAAGTCATCATGTTTCGACTTAAACCCACCGGGTGAAGCTAATGATAATTCCTCAACAGCCTCAACCATCGGCTTTGTGAAACGTAATTCTTCTGGGAAAAAGAATTTTTTAACCTTGAACCACGGGACAATAACATTGAAACGCTGCATCTTGTTCGTAATTGGCCTGATGCCAGCTTCGCCTGACTTTTTATCAGATGCCAACGTAAAGTAGACCTTTCTGTGCAACATTTCTGCCTGAATCCAGGAGATAAAACCTTGCTGTTGTCCGGAAATCTCGATTCCAACGGACTGAGGGCTATATTCTTGGGCCAATCTAAATAAATCATCAATATTTTTATCCATTAGTTGACGTTTACAAGTGCCGTCAACCCAGTACCAATCTCCATTACTATTGTACGCCCAAACTGATATCACTGAATAGTCTGCAGAAGTTTTTTCTGACGTAGCGAGATCAGTTGTGATGTAAAAATTAAAACATTCTCGATGTTTTAATACATATTCACGATTATACCACTGTATTTCATGATCTTTAATTAACCGGTCCTCATCCGACATGATTCGGAGCATTAATTCCTGGTTAAAGGTATCGATCTTACCGGTCAATAAGGATTTGTTATATTGCCTTAGCACGTAATCATAGGTAAAGCGGTCCTCCCATGCTCCTTTAAACTCTTCTCGGGTACAAGGGAACCTCTCACACACTGGAAACACGTTAACTGCCCATGCACCAGACTCTACCGCCTTATACAAGGGATCACGGGCGTTAAAGGGCGTACCAGACCAGATAGTAAGACTGTGCGTAGGATGTAGGGCATACTCAATGGCCTTGTAAACCGTATCTTCTACGGAAGCAATTACCGTATCTGAGCGAGCATCCTCATCAGATATTAAATCATCGAGGACAGCCAAGGATGGACGTGTATTTAGCTCAACCGTACCACGGACACCTGTCTTGGCGCCGTGACCTGTAACTACGAACTCTTTCCCATCCCGGTTCTTGAAATACCACCGGATATCGGTGAATCGGGTCTCGGGAATATACTTTTGCAGGAATAAACTGTTCTCACAGCGACGCTCGAGTCTCAATCGCATCTTCTTGACACCATTCTCGATGCTATCAGATACATACAAGGCATATGGGACAGGACCAAAGTTGGGTAATTCGTTGTAAACAGCCAGGTACAGGAACAGATACTCCGCCAGTACCGTAGTCTTGGCTAATCCACGAGAACACAAATTAGCAATAGGCTTGTCCTGACGCTCAATAAGCTGGTCAAGCATGTACATGTGTACAACAGGACTCTTATTTTCCTCGCCCCTGGGCCCATTAACCAGTTTAATGAAGTTCATAAACCTCAGAGCAAATTCTGTAGGCACATAATCTGCAGGTACGTCATATGAGATATCATTGAGATACTCAACAACGGTTTTCGGTTTAACCTTGGATACGTCGACGATATCGGGATTGATACCATCTAGTTCATCGTAGAGTTCAGACATTAATCAATTCTCTCAGATTCGCCTTCAATGATCGTACTCTCTGCAATATCCTTTGCATTTCTCACACCGGATTCAATTGCCTCTTTTTGTACCTTGGCTAACCCAATCATTACCTCTTTCAACTCGGTTATGGAATCATCTTGTTTCACATTCATGTCAATGCGTACTTTTGCCGTCTCAGGCTGCTTCAGATGCGTCAGGAGGCTGTTTGCTGCATCAGTCCTAACCTTCTCACTCTTCGCAGTAATCATGAGCGTAGCTTGCGTATTAATAGCCTTCTGGAATTTGTCCTGATTTAATACCCAGGTCGGTACCAGGCTCTGTTCCAGAATCTGATTTACTAACTTACCTTTGTTGTAGGCACATACCAAAGAGCGAATATATTTGTCATCCGCATTCTTGTCCACCAAGCGCTGATATCTTTCGGGAAAGGTCCTCAACCATGATTCTTGATTGGTATGACCCATTAATTTGTATCCCACATACTTCACTGCCCGGATGTAACCGGGCAACGAAGTGTTGGGATCCTGAAGAGCACTCACATAACCTAGAATATTCTCCCGGAATTGTTCCCGATACTCTGGTTCAGTGATCAACTGGTTTAGTTCATCTACCAATGCTGGAGTAATATTCTGTTTCTGCCTTGCCGGCATAACAGCTTTCAATTGCTCGAGAGTCAACTCAGCAGGAATCTCACCTAATACTGTAGGAGGAGTTAAAGTTTTAGCAGTCATGTTGGCAATGTCTTCCGGGTGTAGGTATTTGTACCAGTTGGCGAAATGTCACCCCATCTGTAGAATCTGCTGCTTCAACAATTTTAACTCCAGGAACAAAACACACAGCTTCGGCAATATTTACGCCTTGCTGAGTAGTTACCTGAACGACACAACCTACTCCGGGTATCTCCATGGCCTTGGTTGATTTCATCCAGTCTTCCTTATTGGAACTGGCTTTACAAATCAATTTGAAGGTATCTGGATCGCCCCAAGTACAAAGATCATCCACATTGAGTCGTGCACCGCTTACATCACTGTTATGAAGAGTTTTCATTGTGCCTTCTGCTCGGTCCTTATTCTCACAATCACCATAGGGGTTATCACGAGTGACAGGACAACAATCGTATTTACAATACCCCAACATGTCGGATTGAGCACGAAAATTCTTATTCATCAGGGTAAATGCCAGCAAACCCCAAATTTTGGCTTTGGCTCTATCCAAGGCAAGTTCTTGTCCTATAGTGGGGTTGAATTCATCCCCATCGATACAGGCGGCTTCTCCCGTAACGGAATAACCGTTGCGAAGAGTGACACAGGCAACGGTGGTGGTAGTTCCGGGGAATACGTAATACTGGATATCAAGTATTTCTGAATTAATTTGATCTCGTGTTACTCTGTTCATCTGTCAATATCTCCTAAAGCCATTGGCTTCTCAAAAGGACTTTTAAGGTATCCGAACTTCTCTCGACCTTCGGAATCATCATTTTCCGGATTATCGGGACCTGCAGTATCGAAACCCAGGCCATCCCCATCCATATCAGCGACAGTGATGCCAACTTCAGGTTCACTATCGGCTCCATCTGCATTATCCGCACCCTGACAATCGGGTACTAAATTTTCTCGCTGTTCATCCTTTTCCTGTAATTGTATATAAAATTCTGGTTGCTCAGATTCTGGTTGTGATTCTGGAATAACTACCTTGCTGACTGCATCAGTATCCACACGTTCTGAGGCACCTTCGATAACAGGTTTACGGTTATCGGGTCGCTTAGCCATGTGTCGATACTCGTTCCGAGTAACTTTTATAGCTCCACCATATACCGCTTCTTCAAGGGCTGCTACCCGTTTCAGTAACTCTCGAAATAATCTATTCATTCTTTAACTCCATTCAAGCTTTAATTGATTCTGCTTAAACACTATAAACGAAACACTACCTACTTGGCAAGAGGCATTCTATATATTACGTAAATAAAGCTTACTTGTTTATTATATATATTCCAATGAGGTGTATGGATCCAATACCCTACGGGTATTGGATCCATACACCTCATTGGTAGTAAATAGTACTTAATATGGTTGTACACTATTTGGAAATGTTCAAAGATATTGAACAAATCGACATATTGTACGAATTGGTCGGTATGAGAGGATTTGAACCCCTGACCTTCCGGACCCAAACCGGAAGCTCTACCAGGCTGAGCTACACACCGAAATAAGAACAATAAGCAATATAGGATAAAAATTGAGTATCAGGAACATGGGGATGTGCTTCATACTCACCACCTGGTCCTGAACTCTCTTGGATCTGCACAGTAATATTCGGTCTTATACGGGGGTATTCCATCCAGACCTCTACGACCATGAGTAATCAACACTCCACCCTGATTCTCACACTGCTGCTCATATATCTGGTAATCCGCTTCCCAGGTCCACTTGTTAAAAATGAGTTCCTCTTTCTGTAATTCAGTCAGTGGAGCACAAGCACCTAAAAATAACACAACACAAAAACTTAGTAATACCTTCACATCGATCTCCATTTAAAATTGGCGGACCATCAAGGAATCGAACCTCACCTAGTGGATTTGGAGTCCTCCGTCCCACCATTGGGATGATCCGCAGAAATTGGGGTGGGAACCAGACTTCTCATTGCGCTATTTGAGTATAACAGAATATATACAAAGGCTCTTATATATCATGAAATGGATTCCGTCAGTCATAAATTTTTTAAATTTGAAGGGCCTCAGAAAACTTATCGTCTGGGTACGTAGGTAGTACTCACTCAAAATCAAAATCAAAAGCAACACTCCCCCCCGGGTGTCTTTCCCGAGTTGAGATACCTGAGGCACCCTGTCACTCCTGCAACACACCAGAGCAGAGCAACACCAGAGCAGAGCACATACGCCGTGAGTCTTTCCTCTCCACTACCAGTGTCCATGCCTGCTAGTGTGTGGCCTCAGCCGAGAGTCATGGGGAAGGTAGTGGCTATGTCTTAGTCACCCTTTGTTCATGAATGGAGTACACAGTATGTCCGAGAGTAATCAAACAGTTGGGTTGTCTCATTACCTTGAGTTCAATGCCTTACCGTCCTTTCCTTTGGCACAAGCCATGGGTTTCACTTCGGCTCGCGTTGGTCAGAATGATCGAGCTGGTAAGCTTGTTCAAAAGCTCATCGCTGCCGTCCAGACTGGTGCTATTCTTCCAGTACCTAACAATGTGGCCAATGTTGATGTCAATGATGGCTTCACGTATGCACCGGGAACGGAGTCTGATCCTGACGTTGCAGCAGCACTGAAGCAAGCACAGGATGATAATAAGGTTATTTACCATGCAATACCGTGCTACTACCGTGTTAAGGCATCACAGAATGGTGTCACACGTCCGGGTACAGAGGAGTTCCAGATCTCCGGTCTACCGAACTTCGTTGCACCACAAGCTGGTCAGTCCATGTTCTGATTGGTACTACCCTGTCAGTCCCGTAGCTTGGTTACCTGTTAAGTCAGGTCCAGGCTGCGGGTGAGTTCTTCTTCCGTAGCTAAATAGCATTGAGTTCGCAAGCTCACAACATGTTATAAGACCCTAAACCAACCAAGTTGGACAGAGTGAAGAGATACATAGGAGTAATAAATAATAGAGGTAAATTAAGGTGTTATGTACTACTCTCTTAATATCCTTATCAATAGCTTGATATTATCTATACTTATTACTAAAGCTCTACTACTGTCTTATTCTTTATTACTTATTCCCTTTATCCCTCTCCAGGGTGGATTTTAAATATAACTTATTCGT